AGACGAACTCTAGGTTCACTACGTTGATCTTACCGTAGTAGTCGGCAGAGTTACCAAGAGAGATTGTAGAATCAGTCAAGGCTACCTTACCGTAACGGGTCATCAATGAAATCATTGGCTGTGTGGTCACAGGATTCATGATAACACCGGTTGACATCAATGGAACGTATGGTGCGTAGAAATATCCAGCATCACTTTCACCGTTACCACCTTTATAACCAACTAGGATGGTTGCATCACCAGCAGGAGTAGATGCTCCGGGCTGCTCAGCATTCCATAGATAGCTGTATACCTTGATAGAACCGTTTAGGGTACCAACAAGCTTGGTGTCGTTCGGTCCTTCGAAGCTACCCTGAATAGCAGGTGCGAACACCGCTTTACCAGCAGTCTGAAGAACAGATACGATCATCGGGCTAACTACGATCCAGTTACCTGAACCACGACGGGTCTTACGACCAATCTCGTTAGCAACTTCGTTGATAACTCCACCTAGGTTTGCGAAACGGTCACCGATGAACGCAGGTGCATAAGTAGTACCAGCGGTTGCAGAGTGATCATACGCTCTAACCGTACCGGCCAAAGCCAACAAGTCAGAGATAATTTCCGCGTCAATTTCCTGCACGATGTGTGCGGACATTGCTTTGGTCATTTCGCTCTCAAGGTCAAGACCGTGCTGAGAATCTAAATCCTGCATTGCTTCAAGAGTCCAACCTGCTTGCAACTTACGTGCACCAGCCTGAACAGCCTGACTCAATACTTCGAGACCCATCTTACGACCACCAGAACCCTCGATGAACGAGTTAGAACCACCTAGCAGAGTACCGCCAATGGCGACGCTGCTGTTGAGGTCCATAGTACCAGTAGAATACGAAGTTGAATCTTCGCTAGATGCCCATGCGTCACCGTCAGCAGTTGCTGCATCGATATCGGCAGTACCGGCTTGACCGGTGGAACCCATACCAGAAGCACCAGCGTCCTGTGCTCCACCAGTGTTACCACTGTAGAATGCACGTAGAAGCTTGCTGTTTCCGAAAACCTCATCACCATCAGCGATGTCATAACCACCGAAAGGCGATTTTGTCGGATCGTGAGTTACAGCTTCCTGATAGGTGTAACGTAGCGAATAAACAAGACCAACAGGTCCGGTCATTGGCTGAACACCAACAATCTCAGAACCAATAGTTCCGGGTATAATACGACGGACGATTGGTAGCAGTGACTGTCTAAAGTTAGCGATGTCGTGAGCCTGTACTGAACCAGCAGCGGCAGTTTCATGCAACATCTGTTTACGTTGATTTTCCAAAAGGGGAGCAACCATCTTACGCTTCGCGCCGGTTAGACCGTCAAGAAGCACTTCCTTAGCCTCTGCCCAATTTTCCGTCAAAAGTCCTAAATCTTTACTCATGTTAATTTCTCCTTAATAAGTAGTTAGATTACAATTTACTTTCGTTAATGAATCAGTCCAGTTGTCCAGATAGATCACGTAGTCTCTGTTGTTCCTCTTTACTCAAGCGGCTTTCGGCTGCTTCGTTAAGTGGAGCATCGACTCCGGTATCACCGGTAACCTTTACTGTTTCTTCTTTGGATTGGGTATTCGAACCTTCGGCTAGTACTGTCTCTTCCTTCTCCTCTGTTTCTTCAACCACACTTTTATTCAACACGCGTCCAATGAACTGCTCGTAAACTGCACCGATTTTATCGGTTGGGGTTTTAACGAGAATTGCTTCCATAATTTCGCGTGGTCTACCATCTAAAGTGCTTAGCGTTTCGGTCAGAACAGCTTTACGATTTGCTTCGTCCAACTTGGTCTGAGCTTCGGCTAGAGCTTCTTTAGTCTTCTTCAACTCGGCTGATGCTTTCCTTGACTTTCTATCAATCTCATCCTTATCAAAGAAATCCCTTTCGAACGTTTCCCTGAAAGTCTCATACATCACTTTACCGAATTTAATTTTCTTAACTTCCTCAATATCTTCCTTAAGTTCATCGAATTCGGCAGTTACGCGTTCTTCCAAGAACTCATTGAGGATGTTAACTAACTGTGAAAAATCTTTTTTAGCAACTTCTGCAAGTTCACGCTTCATTTCAACAACCCTACCCGCATATTCTGCTTCGAGGTCTCTGAATTGTTCCACGTCATCTACAAGTTCTGCTAATTCCGACTCTAAGAACTGTTGTGCCTTAGTGTCTAATGCTTCCACCAATGCTTCTTTATCGGTAACAAACTGTTCTGCCAATTCTGCACGAACGTTCGCTTCGACTTCTGCTTTGGCTTCTTCGACTGCTACCTCAACGGCTTCTGTGATCTGAGTCTTAATGGCTTCCTCTAGGTCGGCCTTAGTCTCAGGAGTCAGAATCTCGTTCTCAAGCAAAGTTTGAAGTATTTCCATTGTTTAGCTCCTTAT